TTTGTTCAGCAGTTCCAAGATAACTTAATTCACCTAGCACAACAGAAGGGTTCACGCTTACGCTCTGCAATCAATGAGCAGTCAGTTACGGGCGAGAAATTTAACTTTGAACGCTTAGGTACTGTGGCAGCTATCGTGAAGTCCTCACGCCACACAACCACTCCAGTTCTTGAAGTGCCACACTCTCGTCGTGTTGCCACAATGACAGATTATCATTGGGCTGATCTTATTGACGATGAAGATAAAGTTCGTATGTTGGTAACTCCTGAGTCGCATTATGCAAAATCAGGTGCTAACTCAATGGCTCGTGCTATAGACGACCTAATCATTGCCGCTGCCACGGGTAACGCAGTCGATGGTTCTGGCACAAACGTAGCTTTGCCGGCTGGTCAGAAGATCGCTCACGGATCTGCTGGTTTGACTGTAGCTAAATTGATCTCTGCTAAGGAAATCATGGACGGCAACGATCTTGATCCAGACGAAGAACGCTTCTTTGTGTTGGGTTCACAGCAAGTATCTAACCTTTTAGCTACAACTCAGATTAGTTCAAGTGACTACAACAGTGTTAAGGCTTTAGTTCAAGGTGATATTGATACGTTTATGGGATTCAAATTCTTACGTTCAGAGCGTTTAAACCTAAATTCAACTCAGCGCAAATGTTTTGCATTTAGCAAATCTGCAATGGGCTTGGGTATTGGTAAAGACGTTTCAACTAAGATTGATTTACGTCCCGATAAGTCTTACGCACATCAGGTGTATCTATCATTCGTAGCAGGCGCAACTCGCATCCAAGACGAATGTGTTGTTGAGGTACTTTGCACCGAGTCCTAAGCTCTCTGCAATCAACCAAGGGGCTGAAACACGCCCCTTTTTTTTAAGTCGAGGATGAGATATGGCTAGTGAAGTTTCAATATGTAACCGAGCATTAGCTCTGCT